AATGTACTACTCGAAAACATTGGAGCAATTGGCATCCTGTCGTCTGAGAATAGCGACATGGCAGGGGCTATACCCATGACTCCTGAGGAGAAGCAGCAAGTACAACGGGATTGGTTCAAACGGCAGAAAGACGAACTCATCATTACCGAGGCTAAGGTGAAGTGGACGCCTATGTCCTACCCGACCAAAGACCTGATGTTATTCGAGGAACTGACTGCAGACAAATTGGCTTTGTTCGATGCTTACGGGCTTAACTCCAATATCTTCAGTTCGGTGGAAGGGGCGACCTTCTCCAACGTGCGCGACTCCATCCGAATGATATACACCGACACTATCATCCCTGAAACGCAGAGCCTTTATGACTCGATGATTCGACAATGGGGACTACACGAGCAGGGCTACTACTTGAAGGCGGAATTCGACCACCTTCCAATCATGCAGGACGATGAAGTTCAGGCAGCAAACACCATGAAGATTAAAGCCGAGACACTGGAGAAGTTACGGAATTTAGGGGTGACTATGGACGAGGAAGAAATTCGTCATTTATTGAGAATTGATTACTAACTTTACAATATGAAAGGAAATTTATACAACACCAAGACGCTTGACGGCATCAAGGATATGGACTCTGAAAAGAGGCAGGTAGCAGTGTACCTGTCAAAGTTCGATTCAATGGATAGCGACTCTGATATAATCCGCAAGGGAGCATTCAGCAAGTCCCTGTCCGAACGTGGCGTGAGCAGTACGAGCAATCGTAAGATAGCGTTCCTAAGGCACCACGATTGGCAGCAGCCGATTGGCAAGTGGTTAACTCTGCAGGAAGACGACTACGGGTTATTCGGGGTGGCGCAGATGGGCAACTCCACCATTGCCAAGGACGCATGGGAGGACTACAAGATGGGAATCATCCGAGAGCATTCCATTGGCTTCCAATACGTGCAGGACAAAATTAAATTTATGGAGGACACTTCCATGTTGGGAGGAGGCTTCTATGATATAACCGAGGTTAAACTATTCGAGGGCAGTGCAGTCACCTTTGGCGCGAATGAATTCACTCAAGTGGTGGAGGTCAAGTCAGCCGAGGATAAACGTACGAAACTCATAGAGACCTCTAAGCACATCGAGAACGTAATCAAATCCCTTACAACAGGTGAATACTCAGACGAAAGGGGTTACGCACTTGAGATGCGCTTAAAATGGCTTCAAAACGAATTCATGTTACTCTCAACGGCAGAGCCGTTCGCAAAAGACGAACACTCAGCCAAGGGGGAGCCAACGCAACAATTCGATTGGGCGCAAGTGGTTAAGCAGTTCACCAACAAGTAACTGGACACAATTTAAACTTTAACAAAGTGGAAAATTTAACACCTGAGCAAGTAGTCGAAAAATTGAACGGACTATTCGCAGAAAAAACAAAAGGGATGGCGACTTCTGAGGAAGTGAACGCTATCAAAAGTGAATTAGGGAAATTAACTTCCCTTGAGGAAAAGAGCGCAAACATCGAGAGCGCAATAGCAAAATTCGAGGCTAACCTCGAAGCATTGAAAGAAACTTCCAAGCAAGTGCAAACTAAAAAAGCACGAAACTTACGGGAGGCTATCTCCATGCAAATCGCTGAGAAGCATAGCGACATCATGGATACTTTGGAGAAGGGTAACAAGTTCGAATTAGAGGTTAAGACCGACACCGACTTGACCAACGACTACACTGGAAACGTGGCTCTATCCATCCTTGATTCAGGGGTGAATCGTATCGCACGACCAATCCGTAGGATATTGGAAATCGCTAACGTAGGAACAACTTCAAGCAAGTTCGTTACTTACATTCAGCAGACCACCGCATCTACTACTGCACCTGTGGCAGAAGCAGGATTGAAATCCAACGGACAAGTTCAGTACCAAGAGGTATCAGTGCAAGTGAAGAAGATTGCAGGTTTCATCAAGGTTTCAAAAGAAATGATTACCGACCTTTCTTTCATGCAAACTGAAATCAACAACGACTTGATTGAGGAAGTATTGAAGGACATCGACCAAGGTATTCTCTTAGGCAATGGCGCAGGTGCTAACTTAAACGGGGTTTACAACGTGGCAACGGCATGGGCGGCAGGTACTTTCGCAGGTGCAGTTCCTAACGCTACAATCATCGATGTACTTCGAGTGGCTAAGGCGCAAATTGAGGGCTTAAACCACATGCCGACTCACATCGTTCTTCATCCTGAGGATGTTGCTAAAATTGAATTAAGCAAGGCGACAGGTGGCGAATACACTTATCCTAACTTTGCCGTTGGTGCAGCACCTAACATGCAATTGAGTGGGTTAATCATCGTTCCTTCTACGCACATGACTGCAGGTACGTTCTTAGTGGGTGACTTCACCAAGTTCCACGTACGTATGCGCGAGGATGTTAACATCCAAGTGGGTTACGAAGGAGATGACTTCGCACGAAACATGGTATCAATCTTAGCCGAGGCACGTCTATGTTCATTCGTGAAAGCGAACGACACTGGAGCCTTCGTAAAAGGAACAGTATCAACTGCAATCGCTGCACTTTAATCTGAATCAATAATTTAATCTCACT